GGCTCGATTCCGTGTGTTCGACGGCCCGATCCACGTCGCTCGGCGTGATTCGGCCATCGTCAATCAGGTCAACCTCCCGCCGCTGTCCGATCAGCTCGCCATGGGTGAGCTGGAGCGGCTGCAAATCGAATTCGCTCGCACTGGCGGCACGAACACCAGTGCATTCGTGAATGCGATCTACAACGACGCGGAGATCCTGACTCGCAACGTCCAGCGCCGGATGGAACTGGCGCGTGGTGACGTCCTCACGGACGGCAAGTTCACGCTCGCTGGTGAAGGTGGCCTCGTCATGGAGGCCGACTTCGCCATTCCGGGTGGAAACTTCACCACGGCGGCGACTCTGTGGAACACGATCGTGTCGAACAAGTACACGGCCGACATCCTCGGTGACCTGAACACGGTGGTCACGAACTACATCAACCTGAACGGGTTCCCGCCCGGTGGGATGCTGATCAACCGCACGATCATGAACTACATCCTCAACAACGACCAGCTCCGCACGGCGACCGGATCCATTCTCGGTGCCAACACGCTGCTGACTCGCCCCCAGGTGGATGCAGTTCTCGACTCGCACCTGCTGCCCCCGATTCTCGGGATCTACGACAGCTCGTTCGATGTGGACGGCGTCAGCACCCGCGCCCTGCCGGTCAACAAGGTGATCTTCCTGCCCCCGGCCGGTCAGACCCTCGGCTACACGGCCTGGGGTGTCACCGCGACGGCGCTGGAGCTGGTCAACTCCAACGAGGCCGACATGACCTTCTCCAACGCTCCCGGCATCGTCGGTGTCGTGGAGAAGGACGGTCCTCCGTACCGGCAGTTCACCTTCGTGGATGCGGTCGGTATGCCGGTCATCGAGAACCCCTACCTGCTGGCCGTTCTCACGGTCGCCTGAGAGAGGACATCGACATGGCGCGCAAGCTGGCGGTCAACGTCACTCATGGTGGCGAGACCTACGGACCGGACTACCCGCACAACAAGGTCACTCCCGAGCTGCGCAAGCTGCTGGCTGACCGGGACGTGTGGGACGACGAGCCGGATGAGGACGAGGAAGGCGCTCGTCCGGGGCCGGATCGGATCGCAGATGGCAAGGACACCCTTGCCAAGGCTGCTGCCGAACAGGGCAAGGCAGTCAAGGAGGCCGAAGAGGGCGAGCAGGTTGACCCCAAGGCCGCCCGGGTCGGTACCAAGGTCGCTCGCGACCAGTGAGCACCGAACACAGGGGCTGGGGCATGACGCTCCAGCCCCTGTGTTCTGCTCACTGAGGAGGATTCCTCAATGGCAACCTTCGTGTACGCCACATTCGAGGACGTGTCCGAGTCCTACGAGAATGGTCCGCTCTCTGAAGATGTCCGGATCCGAATCGAGAGGCTGATCACTCGTGCGAGCGCCAAGCTCACCTCACTCGTCCCCGGTCTGCCCAACCGTCTCGCAAACGGGGAGGTCGATCCTGTCATCCCCGAGGGAATGGTGGTGGAATCGGTGCTCCGGGTGTGGCGGAATCCGACTGGCACCAGCCAGCAGAACGTGGGTCCTTTCGGGCAGACGTTCCCAGCCAAGGCGGCCACCGACACGCTGACGTTCGACCCGGACGAGGTCCGCGAGCTGGTCGACTCTGGCGTCAGTGGTGCCCCCTCCTCGTTCAGGGTGGCCCCTCCGACCCCTGTGAGGGTCACAGACGCCCTAACGGGGGTTCCCTGGTATCAGGACCCCGACCTGACCTTCCCGCCCGTCTGAGAGGCGCACAGAGTGTCGCTACCGGTGAGGCAGGGGGGTGTCAACATCCTCGTGCAGCGGACGACGTTCGACCGCTACAACGACCGGACGTATACGGACCACCACATCATCGAGGGCTGCCTGGAATTCGTCGGCTTCTCGACCACCGGCCGGATCAGCACGAATACCGAGGTGGAGAACAGTGTGATGGACCGGCGCACCATCTACGCGCCGTTCAATGCCGACATCCTGCCGACCGACCGGGTGATCCTGATCGGCCAGGACAAGGTTTTTCCTCCTGCCAACGATCCTCGGCGCAGAACTGCTGCCTATCAGGTGCTCGGGCAGCCGATGGACTGGCAGAATCCACTCACCGGCTGGTCGCCCGGTACCGAGGTCGGGCTGGAGAAGGTGACCTGATGGGCTGGAAGTACACCGAAGATCACCGGGGTACCGGCAACTACCTGAACCACTCACCGGAGCTGAAGGCCGAGCTGCTGCGCCGTGCCCACATGGGGCTCGCGGTCGCCACGTCACTGGCCAAGATCGGGCGGGCGAACGACCCGCACCGAGGGGCACTGAAGGCATCCGGCCGGGTGGTGGACGACGGGCCGAACCGAGGCTTCCACCGTGACCGGATGCAGGTGTCCATCGTGTTCGAAGTTCCGCACGCCGTGCCTGCCACGTTCCGCAACAAGTACCACAGCCCTGCTGTGGAATACCTGATCGCGGCCCTGCCGATCATGGGGAAGAGGGGTCACTGATGCCTGCGCTGACCTCCATTCCCTATCCACGGGCGACTTCCGTGGTGATGGACCTGCTCACCATTGTCCCGATCATTGTCACAGTGAACGGTGCCGATCTGACGGCCGGTGCTGGCCTCTCGGTGCCTCCGGACTATCAGGGTGACCCGTTCTACGTGGTGCGCCGGATTGGCGGAACTCCGGATGTCGAGGACATCACCGACCACCCGATCATGATGCTGGCGAGCTATGCGGAGAGTTACAAGACAGCAGTAGCACTGAGTGACGCGGCCATGGTGAGGATCCTGTCGAGCGGAGCCACCCTGGTGAACGGCGTCCTAGTGGATACTGCTGACATATACGTCGGGGAACAAGAGGTCCCTGATGAGTACGCTGATGAACGCAGGATTGTGGAAACCTACGAGTTTTCGTGGCGTCGACAGTTCTGATGTGTGGCCGGGGCTGGCCAATTCGACCTCTGAGGAGAGGAAATGGTTGTGGTCACGACCACCTATGAGGCCGAACTAGGTCTCAACCTGCCCACCAACATGTTCAAGGCGCTCGGGGGCATCATCTTCCGGGCTCCGATGACGGTTGCCGTTCCGGCCGCGTTCACCACGGCCACCACGGCTGACCTCGTCCAGCTCGATCCGCTCCTCTGGCAGCGGCTCGGTCTGTTGACGAAGAAGGACGGCGTCAACTTCTCCCGCGACCAGAACACGGACACCGAGGAGTCGTGGGGTTATGCCGAACCCACGAGAACCGACATCACGCAGGACGTGGAGTCGGCGGTGTTCACCCTCCAGGAGACCAACCGGTACTCCCTGGAGCTGATGGACTTCGTGGATCTGACGGCGGTCACGCCCGATGTCACCACGGGTGAGTTCGCGTACAACAAGCCCCTGCTCACCCCCGTCAACTACAGCCGCTTCATCTACATGGCGGTCGACGGTGCCGGGACCGACCGGCGCTACCGGTTCAAGATCATGCCGCGCGGCCAGGTTGTGGCGGTCAAGGACCGATCCTGGCAGCAGACCGGCAGTGTCGACTCCTTCCCGATCACGATCAAGGCCACGGTGGACTCCGTACTGGGCTACTCGGTGCGCAACGTCCTCGGCGGTCCTGGTCAGAAGTCCCGCAACACGGCTGCGCACTTCGGCCAGGCCACGCCGTAACCGACGACCGGGAGGGCGGCTCGGCCCCGGTGGTCGTCCTCCCGGTCTCGCAAACCGGGGCGAAACGTCGAACATCAAGGAGACAGAATCATGGCAGGACCGAAGACCGTCACCCTGGTCGACAAGGACGGGGGCGAGTGCAACGTCTCATCCCCCGCCGACATCACGAACCTCGTCTACGGTCAGGGTTACAAGGTCAAGGGCAACAAGTCGGTGGATGAGGCTTACGCTGCCCTCATGCCCGACACCAAGGAAGAGAAGGCCGAGGCCAAGGCTAAGGCTGACTCCGCGCCTGCGAACACGAGCACGACGACCAGCAAGTAATTCTTCCGGGGGCGGTGGGATTGACACCACCATCGCCCCCGGAAGCACCACAACTGAGGAATCCTCCTCAGTCCACCGGGGAAGAGAAGGACGATGGCAACAGCTCAGAGCAGGACGCGCCCTGTCAAGAAGGCTGGCGTGCAGGACAACGAACCCGGCTACAAGCTCTCGGCACTGCGTGCGGAAGCTGCACGTAAGGACGCCAACCGCAAGCCGCCACCGGAGATCGATCCTTTCATCATCAAGGATGTCGAACCGCCCATCGTGATCACCGCGCCGGTCGAGGTCGGCCGGGTACTAGTGATCATGGATTGCGTCGGCCGCAACGGCGAATTCGACATGGCCAATGCGCTGCCGCTACTGCGCGCGCTGTGTGGTGACCAGTTCGGCCGGGTGTGGTCGCTGATCGCGGACAACAAGACCGACTCGCTGATGGTGGCGATCATCCAGAAGATGATGGATCACTTCAAGGGCCTCATGGACGTGGCTATGGAGGCGCAGAAGCAGCCGGGGGGTTCCGAGGGTTCGTCGGACTGATCGAGAGGTTCGCCGGACCCATCGAACGGGATCTGCATTTCTTCTGCAAGCTGGACATTCTCGACTTTGTCAGCGGCACATTGTCCGTGCGCAAGCTGTACGAGCTGCTGGACGCGCTCCCGCATTACGGGCACTACAAATCGGCCCTCGCCATGGACGAGGAATGGGCCGAGATGATGCTCGACATGGAGGAGCAGGGCGAGAATCCGATCACCAGTACGGAGCCACCGGACATGACTCCACTGGGATACACCGATGTGATTGCGCGGCTGGATCTGATTGCCGACCGCGTGCTGGCCGTCCGGGGTGCAGTGTTCGCCGCAAATAGCGATGGAGGACAGGAACCGCAATTCACTCCGATGGACCGCCCGGTCACCGCGATAGAGAGAGTGCGCGAGCGGCGAGCCCGTAGTCTGTTGGTGGGAATTGAGTCGGAGATCTTTGGGGCAGGGCTCTCCACTTCAGGTCTGATCTTGATGGAGTAGGGAGAGCTGCGTGGCTTCCGTCTTCACGGCAGGCTCTGCCTCGGTCAATGTCGTTCCCGATTTTTCCAATGCGCAGAAGACTATCGGGGCTTGGTTCGCCGGACAGGACGACGTCCACATCAAGGTTGTCCCCGACATCGATCAGACCCGCCTTGCGGCACTGCGTGCCGAGGTCGGTGCCCAGCACGAGGACATGCACGTCGGGCTGGATGCTTCCGGATTCCACCGCAGCCTGGCGAAGCTGGTCGATGAGCTGACCGGCCTGTCGGTCGTCACCTCTGTGTTCGAGAAGCTGTTCGGGCCGAAGTCGATCCTCATGGTGAACGGGGTCGGAGCCCTCACCGCCATGGCAGCGGCTGCCTCTCAGGCGGCCGGTGCAGCCCTCCTGCTGCCCGCAGCGTTCTCCGCGATGGTCGTGCCTATAGCCACAGTGGCCGTGGGGGTCCAGGGCATCTCAGAGGCGTTCAAGGCGCTTGCGTCCGGCGACATCGCCAAGGTGGCGGCGGCCATGCAGAACCTGGCCCCGAGCGCCCGCGACTTCGTGCAGCAGATCCACGCGCTCGGTCCGGCATGGACTGCACTGCGGCTCGATGTGCAGCAGAAGCTGTTCCAGGGGCTCGGGGATGCGATCACCGAGCTGGCGCAGGCGCAGCTTCCCACTCTACGAAAGGGCCTTTCCGAGACGGCGGTCTCGCTGAACGGTTTGGTCACCGGTATCGCCAAGGTGCTGGCCAGTCGGCAGTCCGTTCAGGACTTTGGTTCCATCTTCCACAATGTGGCCGACGCCACCACTATTGCCTCGGGTGGGTTCGCTGCTATCACCCGGAGCCTGGTGTCGCTGACGGCGGTGGGCTCGGAATTCCTGCCGCGACTGGCAACGGCGTTCACAGATGTCGCGAATGCAGCGGACCGATGGCTCCAGCGTGCAAGGGATTCCGGACAGCTCACTCTGATCATCAACGAGGCCATCGCTGTCCTGGACCAGCTCGGCCGGATCCTGCTGAACATTGCCAGCATCTTCAGCAGCGTCTTTCAGGCCGCCTCTACTGCCGGTGCCACGCTGCTGAGCATTGTTGAGCAACTGACCGGCAGTATCGCCGCCTTCCTGCGCACCCCTGTGGCACAGAGCGCGCTGAACACTTTCTTCACCAACATCGCTGACGCTATCTCCACGCTGATGCCCGCCATCAACACGCTGGTGCAGGTGTTCGTGACCAGCCTGCTGCCCGCTATCAGCGGTGTGGTCAAGACGCTGGCTCCGCTGGCGGGCACGCTCCTCACCCAGTTCGCGACCCTGCTCCAGCAGATCGCTCCCCTGATCTACCCGACCATTGCCAATGCGATCAGCGCCTGGCTCGCGGCCACGTCTCCCCTGATCCCGATCATCGGGGAGCTGGCCACCACTCTGCTGCCGATCTTCGCGCAGATCCTGACCGAGCTGGCCCCCTACGTCTCCGAGCTGGCCGAACTGGTCGGGCACGCCCTGCTGGAAGCCATTCAGGTTCTCGCGCCGCTGATCCCGCAGTTGGCCGACGCCTTCTTCCGGATCCTGGACGCCATTCTGCCGCTGATTCCCCCGATTCTCGACCTCGCGGTGCAGCTCCTGCCTCCCCTGGTCAAGATCGTGGAGGCCCTGCTGCCGGTCTTCGTGGATCTGGTGACGAAGGCGATCCTGCCGCTGATTCCCCCGCTGCTTCAGATCGTGCAGGCGCTGCTGCCGCCACTGGTGTTGATCATCAACGCCCTGTTGCCGATCATCCCGCCGCTGGCCGACGCCTTCATCGCCGTGGTGCAGGCACTGCTACCCATTCTGCCGGTCATCGCAGAGCTGATCACACTGCTGCTGCCGCCTCTGATCAAGCTGTTGACCCCGCTGATCGAGCTGTTCGGAGACTTCCTCGTCACGGCGGTCAAGGCGTTCGCCGCTGTGCTCGGATTCCTGGTGGATGTCCTGGTCACGGTGATCAACTTCGTGGTCGACTTCATCAAGAACTTCTCGACCTACTGGCAGAACTTCCTGGACTTCGCGAAGAATCTGTGGACGACGGTGTGGACCGCCGTGCGCGATTTCTTCGTCACCATCTGGACGGCGATCCGCGACTTCTTCGTCAACATCTGGAACAACATTTTCGAGTTCTTTCGTACCGTGTTGACGGCGATCCGCGATTTCTTCGTCACTGTCTGGAACAACGTCTTCGAATTCTTCCGGACGATTCTGACGAACATTCGTGATTTCTTCGTCACCATCTGGAATGCAGTCTTTGACTTCTTCTCCAACATCATCACGAACATCCGTGACTTCTTTGTCTCCATCTGGAACGGGATCTACAACTTCTTCTCCAATGTGCTGACCAACATCCGTGATTTCTTCGTCTCGATCTGGAATGGGATCCACGACACAGCGGTCACCATCTGGAATGCGATCTCTGGATTCTTCTCCAACGCATTCGAGGCGTTCAAGAACGCCTTCAGCACGGTGTGGAACACGATCAAGGACGCATTCATCTCCATCTGGCAGGGGATGAAGGATGCGGTCGCGAGTATTTGGGAAGGCATCAAGGCAGTCTTCGCCGCGCCGATCAACTTCGTGATCCGCTACATCCTCAACGACGGCCTGTTCAAGGCGTGGAACTGGATCGTTGATGCGCTGAATCTTCCCGGCCACGACAAGCCCGCGACCGCTGCTGGTGGCTGGAAGCTGCATGTCGATGAGATTGCCGGTTTCTCCCGAGGCGGCTACACGGGTGACCTTCCCCGCGAGGCACCGGCCGGTGTCGTACACGGTGGCGAGTACGTCTTCACCAAGAGGCAGACCGACGCGGCCGGTGTGGACGCGCTGGCCGACTACGCGGCAGCTCTGGACGCTGGCTACCGCGACGGTGGTCCTGTCGTCGCCCGCAAGCTCGCGGCCTGGCTGCCTGGGTATGCCGCTGGCGGCAGTGTCACCTGGCCCCAGCTCTGGAACATCATCCGCGCGCACGACCCGAGTGCGATCCTGACCTCGGGCTACCGGCCGGGAGCGAACGACTACCACGGTGCCGGGGAGGCCATCGACATCAGCTACCCCGGCAACCCGCAGAGCCGATTGATGCCGCTGGCTGCCTGGATTGCGTCAACCTATCCCGGCTCGACCGAGCTGATCCACAACCCGAATGCGTCGATCAAGAACGGCAGGGTCGTCCCCGCATCCTTCTGGGGCGCTGCGACCTGGGCCGCTCACCAGAATCACGTTCACTGGGCCGAGGCTCCTGGTGCCCTTCTCGCTGGTGCATCAGCGAGTGGCAGCGGCGCGGTGGGCAGCGGTGGCATTGCTGGATTCTTCGGGAACATCTGGCACACCATCACCGATGTCCTGGGTGACCTGACGAGGTCCATCACGAAGCCCCTTTCCGATCTGTTCTCCCAGTTCGGAAGCGACGGTGTCGGCGGTCTGATCGGCGGCGTCCCCGGTGGCGTGGTCAAGATGATCTGGGACGGCCTCAGCAGCGAGATCGGAAAGTATTTCGCGGCCATTGCCAGCGACGACTCCAACACTCCTGGCGATGTGGGCGGCCTGAAGCAGCAGGCGTTTGCTACTGCCAATCTGATGTACGGCTGGAATTCGGCGGCCGATCAGTCGGCTATCGACTACATCGTCAGCCACGAGTCGGGGTGGAAGCCGACCGCACAGAACCCGACGTCGAGTGCGTCCGGCTTGTGGCAGATGATCGACGGCACCTGGGCATCGTTCAAGCCCCTGGAGGCCAGCACCTACCGGCACATGAAGGACGCACCGGCCGGGATGCAGGACAAGGCCGGTATCCGGTACCTGCACGACCGCTACGGCAGTCCGACTGCTGCGCAGTCCTTCTGGGCCGCTCACCACTACTACGACTCGGGTGGCTACCTGCCTCCGGGTTACACGTCGGTCTACAACGGCACGGGCAGGCCAGAGCCGGTGCTCACGGCGGCCGAACACGACGCTCTCGTGCGCTGGCAGGGTCAGCACGGTCGCGGTGGCGAAGGCGAGAGTGCCGATAGGCTGATGCGAGATGTCCACATTCACGCTGACGGTCAGCGCGCCGGTCAGATCATGGACGAGCTGTGGCACCGGCTCCAGGTGGAAGACATGGGGGGCAAATTCAGATGACCCTCACCCGCGACTGGCAGTTCGACCTGGCCGGTGTCGGCTTCGGCTACGGGGAGAGTGTTTCGCTGGGAAAATTCGAGCGCGGCGGCTTCTCGGTTCGTGATCAGGATCAGCCATCGGTCGATGAGGATGCGATCATTTTCGGCCGTGATCACAAGACGCCGGACGCCTGGAACTTCACCCTCTACACCGATCTCTCCGACCTCACCAATGCGCTGAACACTGTCGAGGCACTGGAAAGTCTCTGGGATGCGTCAGGGACTCGTGACACCCCTCAGGCTGTTCTCCCACTGCGCTACCGGATCAACGGCAGGATTCGGCGCATCTACGGTCGGCCGCGACGCTTCAACGCAACGCCACAGTCTGTCGCGCAGCAGGGAAAGATCGGGATCGTTGCGGACTTCCTGCCCGCGCACACCGGCACCTTCGATGACTCGTCCAACGACCAGACATTCGCGGTCGGCACCGCAACATTCGGCCCCTCGGGTGTGACATTCCCGGTTACCTTCCCGTATCTGTGGGGAGGCACGACCGGCAGCCCACAGACCCGCACCCTGACCGTCGCCGGGACGCAACGGACATTCGCTATCGCCACGATCACGGCGGGCTCGGGCATTCTGACCAACCCCTATCTGGTCATCGACGGGACGACGCTGAAGCTGTCCGGCAGCCTGTCGCCGGGGGACTCGGTCGTGCTCAATTCCAACCCGTGGGAGACGGGGATCTACCGGACGGACGGGACCACCTCCAGCCTGGTGCTGGATGCCATTTCGGTGCTGTCCACACTGCGCCTGGACCCCGGGCCGCACACGATAACCTTCGGGGGAACGGACGGCACCGGCTCAGCTCACGCAACCGTGGGTGCCCGCGCCCACTACGCCAGCATGTAAGGGATCAGACAATGACTTTCGATGGTGTGCCGTGGGCAGTCGAGAACGGCGCGAACATTCATGCCGGTGTCGGCCGTGTGCTCGCCAACCTGGCCACCAGCGACGCTGAAGGCATCGGCCTGCCGGGGGACATGAAGGTCTCCCCCACGTCGCCCTCGGCCTCCATGGCGGTGCGAATCGCCGGTGGTGGCTGCGTCTTCAAGAATCCGCAGGCTATCGGGGAGTCCTACGTCGGCAAGGCCGGTGCGCGAGGGACTTTCACCAACGTGACCATTGCCAACACGGCGGGCTCGGTCCGGCATGACCTGATCTGCGCCATCGTCAAGGACCCCGCCTTTGCCCCGTGGACGACAGGCGACATCCCTGACAACGTCAACGGCCCCTACTTCGTGCCGCTGGTGCTCCAGGGTGTGAGCGCGACAGCGACCAAGGTGTCCGACGTCAACAGCCAGTACAGCGGCCTGGCGCTGGCGCGTCTGGACATCCCCGCGAGTACGACGACGGCCATCACCTCGGGCATGATCGTGGATCTGCGTGCTTTGCAGCGTCCGCGCACATCCAAGACCACTCTGGTGTCTTCCGCGCCGGTCTCCACTGAGGGAATTTCCTCAGTGGGCACGTTCGCGCGGTGGATTACTCCAGCTACTTTCTCGGTCACGTCTCCCGCCTGGGCAACGCATTACCTGGCCTCGCTGGAGGTCACCAACACCATTCACGTCGGGCCGAACGGCTTCGGGGTGCTGGGTCTGTTCGTGAACGGGACGCTGACCGCATCCAATCCCTGGGCTCGCCTTGGACCGACCGGCACGAGTGACCGGGTGTCGGTGCAGAAGGCAATCACGAACGGTCCGCAGACTGTGCCCTCTCCCGGCACGGCTCAGACGTGGGACCTTCGGGCCTACAAGGACCCGTCGTCCGAGGCTGGCACGCTTCAGGGTGACGCGCAGGCTCGCGCCATTCTGACCATCGACTGGCTAGAGCTGGCCGTGTGACATGGCGTGGAGGTATCTCGCGCAACGAATGGACGGGACCACTGGTCTGCCGGGTGCATGGCTGGACAAGCAACTGCCGTTGATGGATGCGTCGGTCACGCTGACACTGTCCGGTCCGCAGATCATCACCGGGAAGATCGACCCCGTCTACAAGCGCCTGCTCGCCAGTGACGGCAAGCCGATCCTGGACCGGTGGGACACCGCGATCTATGCCGAGGACGACAGTCAGACGATCCGTGGTGGCGGCATCTACAGCACGGGTGGATTCGCTGGATCGGCGTGGTCGCTGACCTGCACCGGGTTCGCCGGTTACATCCAGGGAATGGGATACGAGGGAACTGATCAGGCATTCATCAACACCGACCCGCTCGACGTGGTTCGCTTCTGCTGGACCAGCTTGCAGGCCGGACAGCAGTCCAATATCGGCCTGTCGGTGGACAACGCCACGACCACTGATGTCCGGGTGGGTGTCGCTGCCACGGGGGACAGTCAGAACGGGCCGCTGGAGCTGAATTGGTGGAGCACCGACGACATGGGCAAGGTCATCGATGATCTCGCCAAGTCGACGCCATTCGACTATCGCGAGACGCACGCCTGGAATGGTCCGAGGACGGCTGTCGATCACGGCTTGACTTTCGGCTACCCGCGCCTCGGGCAGCAGCGAGATCTCCGATTCGTCATCGGGGAGAACATCCAGACCGAGCCCCCACTGTCCGACGACGGCTCTTTTGCCAATCACATCCGGTATTTCGGTGCCGGACAGGGGCGGGACGTCATTCGTGCGGAGACCATGATCGATGATGGTCGGCTGCGGCGAATGGCCGTGGTGGACAACAAGGATGTCCAGTACACGGAGCAGGCACAGAAACTCGCCGGGAGGGAGCTGGGACGGCACCGGGCATTTCCCACCCTGACCAATGTGGTGGTGCGTGACACTCCCGCAACACCGCTGGGGTCCTGGGATGTCGGTGACGACATTCTGATCCAGGGTCAGTTGCAGTGGACATCGATCTACGACTGGTACCGGGTGATCGGCATCACCCTGTTCCCCGACAAGCCGGAAATCATCTCCATGTCGCTGATAAGGGTGGATGCGCTGTGACCGATTCCACCATGGCCATTGCGCGCCGGTTGAAGATTCTGGAAGACCGGATGAATTCCCTCCGGGCTCCGCAGCTCGGACGTTCTTCCATCGAGAACGGCGCGGTCAACGTCTACGACGGCACGGGGCAGCTCACCCAGGTCATCGGCCAGCAGTTCGACGGGACGACCGGCGCGGTCGTCGTCTCCGGGCCGACACCTCCCATTCCGACCGGCCTGACTCTGCGCCAGCAGGTGGGCGGCGTGGAGGCCACCTGGGACGGCACCTTTGTCGACCCTCAGGTCGGATTCGCCAGCCCGGTCCATGCGCCGCAGGACTTCGTGCGGGTCGAGGTCGAGCTGTCGAACAACAACTCGTTTCCTGCATCGGGTTTCCTGCCCAAGCGTGTCACCATTCCGAATGGTGCATCGGGTGGCACCGTGTTCGTCCCCTGGGATGTGTCGGGGGAGAACGTCTACGCGCGGCTGAAGACCCGTTCGGCCTCAGGATTGCTGTCCAGTGCCAGCGCCATCGTCGGCCCGGTCGCCTCCGGTCAGGTGGAGATCGGGGACCTCGGGTTCGACATCACCGATTACGCGGGCGGGAGCACGATCTACTACGGCGCATCGTCCCCCACGCCACCGGCACTGGGGTTCCTGGTCGGGGATCTCTGGCTTCAGACCACGGGCGGCACCGGCACGTCCGGGCAGCCGCTCTACCTGACCTACCGGTGGTCGGGTTCGGCCTGGGTCCTGTTGCAGGACCAGGGCATCTCCCAGTCCCTCGCCAATGCGCTGGCAGCTCAGACGACGGCGAACAGCGCGACGTCACTGGCGAACGCGGCGCAGTCGACAGCCAACGCCAAGATCACTGCGTTCTACCAGGGCACCGCACCGGCCTCGGGCATGTCGACCGGCGACTTCTGGGTGAACACGGCGTCGGGCAACGCACTGTCCCGGTGGTCCGGGTCGGCCTGGGTGAGCATCCAGGACGCCGGGATCTCCTCGGCACTGTCCCAGGTGGGCACGGCTCAGGCCACGGCCGACCGCAAGGTGCAGACGTTCATCCGGGCCACCGCTCCGACGAACCCCACGGACGCGCTGGGCACGGGTGACATCTGGCTGGACTCCGCGAACGGTAACCGGATGAACCGGTGGTCGGGGTCGGCCTGGGTGTTGGCCCAGGATGCTGCCATTTCTACAGCTCTGGCGAACGCCGCGACCGCGCAGTCGACGGCGAATGGGAAGATCGCGGTCTTCTATCAGGGCACTGCGCCTGCTTCGGGAATGCAGACCGGCGACCTGTGGGTGAACACGGCGTCGGGCAATGCGCTCAATCGCTACAACGGCACGATCTGGGTGGGCATTCAGGACGCCGGTATCTCCACGGCGCTGGCGAATGCGGCGACCGCTCAGACGACGGCCAACACGAAGATCCTTGTTTTCGCTCAGCCCACCACGCCGACCGCGAGCGAGGTCGGTGACATCTGGATCGAGACGGACAACGGCAACGCCGAGTCGGTGTGGGGACCGGTGCCGACTGTCCAGCGGACGAACTGGGTCGTCAACCCGAGTATGGAGTTCGACGCGGCGGGAGCTATCACCAGTCCGTCAGGGTGGGCTGTCGCTACCGGTGGCACGACTGGTGCGATCACCACGACCATTGTTGCCTCGGGTGCCACATTCGGCACCAAGGTGGCCAAGATCGTCGGCGCTGGGCTCACCACCCTGAACACGGGGTGGATCGGTTTCAACCAGACCATTCCCTGCGCGCCCGGTGACCTGCTCAACATTCAGTCGTGGCTGTCCTATGCGGTCACCAGCTCCAGCCAGCGGCCCGAGTATCTGGTGGAGTGGCTGAACGCGGCCGGTGGCGTGATCAGCTCGCTCACGGAGACCACGGCCACCACCATGGGTACGGCGGGCTCACGGGCTCCCTACGCCTATGCCCCTACCGCAGCCCCGGCGCTGACTGCCAGTGCGCGTGTGACCCTCAGGCGGCGCGGAACGCTTACCACAGGCGGCACTACGGTCACCAACGCCGACCTCTCGCTCGACGCCATGATCATCGAGCGGAACCGGCCAACCGGATCACCGACCACCTATTTCGACGGCAGCACCACCGGGACCGATTTCATCTGGAATGGTCAGGCGCACCTCGCTACGTCCACGGCGTGGGTGGCGGGCACATCCGGAGCCAATGCCTGGCAGCCGGTGCTGAAGCGGACCGGCTCATTCCAGCCCAACAGTGTTCTCGCCAGCAACATCATCGCCACCGGCTCGGTGAGCGCAACCCTGCTGGAAGCCGTCATGGTGCTGGCCACGGCTGTCGTGGCAGGCAATGCGAACGGGGACAACGCGCGGCTGGACTCCCAGGGGTTGCGCCTGTTCGGTCTGGACCCGGACGGCCAGCAGGTGCAGACCGGCTCGTTCGGCACTGTCGGCATCGACCGGTTCACCATCGTGGACCCGGCGACCGGCAAGACCCTGGTCAACGTCAGCGACCAGGGGGTGTCGGCCCCCAGTGTCACCACTGACACGCTGACGGTGGGCGGCAACACGCTGACCTACCTGACCGACCAGTTGCCGAGGGGCACGCTGGTCCGGGGTGGTATCCGGGCCACCACTGCCACGACGACCACGACGCTGGCCACATTCGACGTGGAGTTCACGGCGGTGCCGGGGCGGCAGTACCGCATTCACAGCTCGACCATCAACCTGGCACCGTCGACTACGTCCACCTACGGATTCGTCCAGGCGCGTGTTCGGCCTTCCGCCGATGGGCCGCCGACGATCTCGACC